AGAGGTTCCAGCTGAGATATTTCCTAAAACAGTTAGGAGGTTTGACACTGTAGCCGCAGATAGGGTAGCCAGTCCGCTGATGGTCGCAGCTTGCGACACGTTGAGACATAAGATTGACACCGTCGCATTTCCTGCAGAGATTGATACTCCTCCGACCGTGAGATTGTTCTGGACCGTTGCCCCTGACAGCGTAGCCAGTCCGCTGATGGTCGCAGCATTCAAGACGTTGAGGGATGAAATAGTTGTCACAGCAGCAGCAGCCGAGATATTGCCACCCACAGTTAGGATGTTTGACACTGTAGCCGCAGATAACGTAGCCAGTCCACTGATGGTCGCAGCATTCAAGACGTTCAGGGATGAAATAGTTGTCACAGCAGCCGCTGCTGAGATATTGCCACCTACTGTGAGGAGGTTTGACACTGTAGCCGCTGACAGGGTTGCGAGACCACTGACAGTGAACGCATTACTTACACCCGCTTGAGATACCACAAGTATAGATGTTGAACCGGTGATGTTTCCAACAACCGTGAGGAGTCCGCTGATTGTCGCCGCAGATAAGGTAGCTAATCCTCCGACGTTGAACGCATTACTTACACTCCCAGCAGATACCGTAAGCAAAGAGGTTCCAGCTGAGATATTTCCTAAAACAGTTAGGAGGTTTGACACTGTAGCCGCAGATAGGGTAGCCAGTCCGCTGATGGTCGCAGCTTGCGACACGTTGAGGGATGAAATAGTTGTCACAGCAGCTGCTGCCGAGATATTACCACCCACAGTTAGGAGGTTTGACACTGTAGCCGCAGATAAAGTAGCCAGTCCGCTGATTGTCGCAGCATTCAAGACGTTCAGGGATGAAATAGTTGTGACAGCAGCAGCAGCCGATATGGATATCCCTCCAAGCGTGAGATTGGTCTGAATTGTCACAGCAGATACGGTGAAGAGTCCGCTGATTGTCGCAGCATTGGAGACATTGAGGGATGAAATAGTGGTCACCGCAGCAGCAGCCGAGATATTACCACCTACTGTGAGGAGGTTTGACACTGTAGCCGCAGATAGGGTAGCCAATCCACTGATAGTCGCAGCATTCAAGACGTTGAGAGATGAGAGTGTCGTTGTTCCTCCCGATATGGTTCCAGATACCACGAGATTGTTCTGCACAGTTGCGGCAGATAGGGTTGTAAGTCCGCTGATCGTGACACCTCCAGATACAGATACGCTAGATAGAGCTGCCAGACCACTCACTGTAACCCCGTTACTCATCGTGACAGCTCCCGAAAGAGTTGACACTCCAGTTACCGTGATTGATCCTGTCGTCATGGAATTCGTGATGGTAGCGGATGATACAGTTGCTGTTGCTGATCCCGCAGACAACGTTGCCCCCTGGACTGTTAGTGTCCCCTGTGCGGTGAGTAGACCGCTCACGTTGAGTGTTCCTGATACAAATCCGTTTCCAGAGACGTTCAGGGCATAGGCTCCCGGAGATACGCCAATTCCCAAAGCAGAGTTTGATAAGATAGTGCCTCCCAATGTATTCGATGACGTTCCAAGATTGCTGATTATTCCACCAGACAGGGTAATTCCGCCAATCGTATTGCTTGTAGTCGACGCATTGGATATCGTTCCATTCGAAAGAATACTGGCGTTCGCATTGCTGAGCAGTGAATTAGACAGCGTCCACCCCCCGATCGTATTGGATGTTGCCGCTGTATTGGAAATCGTCCCCCCGCTCAACTGAACACTTGCAATCGTATACGAGTTACAGCCAAAGTTCCCAGAAATGTTTCCACCTACGTTGAGGTTGTTTGTGATAGACGTAGCGGACATGGTCGTAATTCCAGTTGCCACCGCAAATGTCAACGCAGCACTTCCAGCCGCTGTTCCCCCGTTATTGTAAAGAATCTGAGTGGACGATCCACCGATTGGACCAGTAGGACCAGTAACACCAGTAGGACCAACAGCCCCCATCCCACTCACATAATACAATGTCCTTAAGTCACCGGATAGGCTTAAAAACTGTCCTGCACCCCCAGGACCTGCTGGGAATACCTGCCCGTTGATCTGATTTACATTCGTCAGTGAATTGTTGGCCATGTTCACGTTCGTAACAGCAGGGGTGGTGCCGAGAGTCAAGGAACCACCGCCGATATTCTGTAGGTTTTTCGTGATCCTACTCATTCCGTCTTACCTCTTACTTAGAAAAGTAGACAAGATATTGATACTCGTAACCCACGGGCGTCATGTCCACCATCTCGTGTCGAGTAAACCCAGCTGATTTCACAATATCTAACATCGCAGGGATCGTTGGCATCGTCAACTGATGAATGTTCTCACGGTACGAACGCTTTGGCTTGTCGAATTCAAAGACTTCTTCGAACCGAGCTTTATCCGTATCAGGATCCTTGACAAACCTGCTCTTGTACTTGAACTTGTCAAAGAACACATCGGAATCAATCACCCGCTCCGTGCTGTATTTCTGGACGGAGAACGGTCCAAACGGGGAGGCAGCATCTAGAATTGGGTCAAACTTGTTGGGGTCTACCAGATGAATCACGAAAATACCACCTGGGCGCAGCCACGAGTAAATGTTATCGAGAATCATCTTGGCGTTCTGGAACTGGTAGATGGAGAAATAGAGCATCATGGCATGGGAAAATGATTTCGGCGCAAACGTTTCTGCCCGAGCCACATCCCCCTTGTAAAACCGGGCGCTCTTACACTTCTCTCGGGCCTTCTTCAACATGGACTCTGAACTGTCTAGACCTACAATATCAATGCCTTCACGGCACAACCAGTCCACATGCGGTCCCGTCCCGCAACACACATCTAGAAGCTTGATTTCTTCTTTCGGCCATTCTGCCAAGGCATACTCACGGATCGACGCCTTTTCGAACGAGACACGTTCAGGTGTCGTGAACAGCTTGTCGTAGACGTTGGCGTAAAAGTCGTCATAAATCTCGGAATAGTCTTCGTGGGTATCCGTCTCTCCATTCTTCTCCCTTTCGTTGTCAAACAACTCACGGTGAACAGTATGCAGTTGCGACAACAACAGAATAGCAATAGCCACTAGGGCAATGAGCCAATATGCTAAAGATCCCTCCATCTGTCTCTTGTATCTATGTAAGAAATGTGGGAGCTGCTTCCAATCCAGAGAAGTTCAGGGAGGGTAGGGACAATGTTAAATCGTGACTTTATTTACCCGCATTTTCCCGATGTAATCACTGACGTATGGAAAAATGTGCCTTCCAATGTTCGGGAGTGGAGTATGTCTATTTGGAAGGATGAGTTTCAGGTGAGACGGCCGTCTATGGGCGACAGCGACCTCCTCGCCTGGGTTCCTCGCATCGGACTCCTTGCGGCAAAACGAGGATGCTGGGTTGGGACACATAAATCGTCCATGGCAGTTGCGATGTGCTTTAATTACGTGGACCGAGGACACAGGGAGCAGGGATGGTCTGGTAAAATGATCATGTCTCTCTGCAGGAAGGCGACGGATATATGGGGACCCACGCCGTTCATGTTTGAAATACAGTTTACGATTCCACGTGGACTTCGCCAGGTGACTCCGTTCTTATCGTTCACGTATACCTGGATCCCTTTCTTGTCGATTGAGGTCCCTCCAAAATGGACACCTATTCCGATAAGCGACTTCCAAAAAATCAAGGGGTTTCATACGATAGAGACAGAGGGGTATCTCGCCTTTCAGAACAACGGTAACAGGATCCTGCTGGATCCTCATAACGATATTGTCTTTTACGACGACCTTCTCGCCCTCGCCTCCTTTGACGGCATTCCGTTGCCAGGAGCATACTGCCGAGTATTCCATCCACTTGGTCAAAGCAAGATCTACCTTGCCAATCTATATTTTGACTCTCCTCCCCAATTTGACCATTTTATGCTACCGTAGTCTAGGTGTAGTAGGTCCAAGCCCTGGACTGGAGATCTGGACGTTCGGTAACCCACTTGCTTGCCCTTGTCCCCACAATCCGAACCCTTGTGTCCACGACTGCCGCAGCCCCTGGAAACTTATGCCCGACTTTCGGAGAAGCAGGATCAGTGACAGAAGAATGAGGATCGCAATAAATACATCCATGACTGTGGTAAACGACGATGGGAACCCGGCAAAGTAAGCAACGATCGGGTTGGCTACAGCCGGAACGGGCGTGGCGGATGTAGGATCCGTGAGCTGAATGTAGCGATTGAATGCCCCGATTTTCTGTAGTTTCTCCGACAGGAGATTTCCCAGAAAGTCAATGTTCCCAGACACACTGTCTTTCAAGGACGATTGCTTATCACGAATTGCGGCAATGGAATCTGTATACGCCGACTGAACAGCACTCTGATTGTCAAGATCGGCATACTGCTGGCGATACTTGGCAAGAACCGGACCCAGTTTTTTATCCTCTATGACCTTACGTTCCTGAGCCGCCCAGGCATCCCCGTTCTTCAAACTATAATACCGGAAACGTGTCTGCTCAAAGGTTTCGGGATCTTCCTCAGCATTCTGCGAGGCACGCTGGTATGATTCATATGCGGATTGAACAGATTTGGGATCGTTGGCCCAGTCCGACTGGGACTTTGCAACATCAGCTTTCAGTTGATCGCTCTTTGACATTCTCACTATTGTTTATTGACAGCAAAGGAAATTGCGATCCCTACACCTATGATCATTCCTACAACTGCGATACTCATATTGATGATGGGTGGCAGGACAAATCCACCAACAACATACAGCAGAAGAACGATCGCAACGGTAATAGCGACTGTTTGTAGAACATGCATCTTCCACTGCGAGTCAGGACCTCCTACTGTCTGAATCTGGCGCGCAACATTTTCACGTTCATGTGCGGTGGTCTTCCGCTCTTCACTGATATCCGTGATCTTCTTGATGACCGCATTGGCTGCCTTCTTGACTTTTCCAACCTCAATCTGAGCATATTGATTGCTTGTAGCCGATCCAAGGGCATTGACATTGCTGTCCATCTTGTCTATGTACTGACTTGTCTGATCCAGAGCAGCGGAATGATCGATGCTTCCCGGATCTACACGCTGGTAGAGGTTTCCAGAAGATCCAGAACTCGCAGCTGCCACATATGTCTGATACGAACGAGGATTCAGGGACATTGTGTGGACTCCTGGCATCGGCTTATATGTAACCGTAGGGTCAATCTTACACGAATCATCATCTGTGTATGGAGGCGAGCATCGAACTGGGCGCTGCGAAGACTGCGAAACTCCAAGTATGAACTTGTTGTCGCCTTCTACCGCAAGGGGGATAACACCCGATAGACCCGCCTGTTCTTTCCACCCTCCCTGTCCGTTTGCCGAACTCTGGTAAATTGTCTGACCCCCCATCGCATACGTGTTTCCAGCACTTGCCGCAACAATTCCCTGGGAACCAGTGGGCTGGGAAATTGGTAACCATGAATTTGTCGTGCACGGCTTGGAGCATCCCTGGCTTCCAACGAAGATGAACTGGTCGGTAACATTGATCGAAGGAGTTGCCGAAGGAGTTCCAGGAACAGGTTGGGGCTCTGACCAGCTACCACCGCCATCGACCGGACGCACGGAAAACACGAGTTGGTTGGTAGTTGTTGGCGGTAATTGAGTAGGAGCTGGGTTTAGTGTAAATTTGTATCCCCCTGCAACCACAGTATTCGTATACGTAGGCCACGAAGCGGGAGAATAGCTAGAAATGGGACCGACATAATACTTGCTAACTCCATCTGCATTCACCATCTTGGTATACTGCGCCTCGGCCGCCATATATACTGGCTTTCCAGTATCGTCCTTGTCAATTTTCTGGATATCAAGTTTACCAGAAATCATCGGACCGCTCAGGTATCCGCTAGAGGATGAGGATGAGGATCCTCCAGAACTAGCCCGAGTAAGGGTTCCACCATTGCTTCCAACAATGGAGTTTCCAGTGCTATCAATTGTGAATGACATGGGGAAGTTCCTGCTGGGAGTAATGTATACCTGCTGTCCAGAGGTCGTGGAACCGGTATCAAACGTGCCCCTAAGTTGCGTCCACCCAAACAATGACACCGCTGCTGGGTTAGAAGGAGTAAACGTCCACGAATTTCCACTCTGAACTAGATCTCCCGACTCTCTTCCGTTGAGGAATGTCCACTTTCCATCAAGCTTCACAGACGTGACCGTGCTCGTATAGAGAATATACACATTGTCTCCATCCACGGCAATATCAGAAGGCATGCCGCTACGCCCAGGAGGAGCGTCTACCCCCCTCCAGTTCTGTCCGTCGCATGGTTCCTTACATGTGTATACATCCCCTGCAGAATTGAATCCCCACACAAATCCCGTCGGAGATGCAACGATCTTGCTCAATACACCTGGCAGGGCGGTCCAAGACACTACGTTCGCAAGCTGACCCTGAACATAGGACAGTAGGCTTTGTGCCTGATTCTGGAAATCTTGGGCATACTCTGCCATCTTGTTGTTATATAGATCCACGATATTTTCATGTATAATTGTAATGAGTCTGCCAGGAGCACAATCTAGTATGTTGAACGGCACCTCCATGGCGCCAAGTGTTCTCGGTGAAACAGAAGAACATACTGCGTTCTCCGCCGCAACTCTCCAGGAAGAAACGAAGATTGACGCAGCGCTTTCTCAGTATAACCGGATAAGGGCTCAATATGGTGAAATTCTGACAGAGGCGATTCGTACCCAGGACCCTACAAAGAGGACGCAGTTAGTATCGACAATTACTGCACTGAACCAGCAGTTGACGACAATTGTCACTTCACTCCAGCAGATGTACACTTCTGGTAAGACCACGCTGTCTGGAATGCCCAAGATCAACTTTGCGGCTGATCTTGAACAGTATAAACTTGATCTTGAGAGGCTGTTAAGAGAACGGGACGAACTCACAAAGCTTAAGACGGTATACTCCACCCTGAAGCAGGATACAGTAGCCCCGCCTTATACCCTCTATGTTGTAGGAATTCTGGTCATGCTGATCATCCTCCTCGTTCTATTTACGTTCACGTCTCTGATGACGAATGTTCAGAGCGTTCTGCCTGCGATGCCCGAGCTTCCAAGTATGGGGCTCAGCGCACCGACCCCATCGCCGGCGATGTAATATTCATGGTAAATGGCGCACCAGGGCGCACCGCCGAAGCAAATGGATTCATCTGGGGAGACCAGAACCCGATCAAGAACATGATCGGAATGATAAAAAGAATAATACCCAGACGTAGGATCATAGCGTATCCGTTAGATACATCCACTATCGGAAGATCTGGTGTCTTTTTCTTGTAAAGATCGTAACGGTTCTTGGCTGCCAAATACTCATCTTCAATCTTCTGGGCGCTTGAATGAAGTTCAGCAGCCTTGTCGTATTCCGACCCCATTTCGGCGTTTCCTTCCTGATAAGACTCGGCAAATGACTGCATATCCGCCTTCTGTGCTTCCACCTCCTTCTGCCGATTTCCAACCATCTGTTCCAGTGCGTCCTGCGCAGCCTTGTATGCTGTCCGATATGTCTCAATGCCCGTTGTGACAAATTGGACGTAGTTTGACTTGTATTCATTCATCATTTCTTCGAAGGATCCACGGTCGCCCATTATTATACAGTCGCTACACAAAATCGGTAATACGGCGTCGCACCTGCGTCGGGAGACTTGCGGAGAACTTCGATGATATCACCCGGCTTTCCCCCGATCCAGCGCACAGGGGCATCCTGGGACCAGATGTGAGGAGTGGGCATATACTCCTTGTGCTTCATCGCCATCTGGGGTAGTAGTGGCTCCTCGGACTTGATCTGGATATGGTCAGCCCGCATCGCCTTGGCAATCGCATCCAGCGAAATACCGAACTTGGCTAGGAAATTCTTGACCTCTTCGGCGTCCAGGATCCGGTGGCGGGGGATGTAGCGGTGTGTCGTGATATCAAACGTGAGTTGACCTACGTGGAACACCTGAAGAATATGGCTCTGTGCCGCTACAGCATCCAAGATTGTCTCGGACGGCGGAATGGGGACAACCACAATTCCACGAGTGCCGCCGTGCTCCTGCGTCAGAGAGACCAAACGCAGGACCTGGTCCTCCGTAATACGAGTGCGAGTGCTCATGAATACGAGCGTATCGCCATACTTGGTCGTTGTCGCTGGGAAGTCGGTATCGATTATTTCGGGAGCCGCCGTGTTTACACCACGCTGCCCGAGCATTGTCTTGAGAACCTCCTCTGTTGTCGGCATTGTAGTCTGTATTATTGTTTCTTGACGTGTTTAATTCTATCCGTTTTACAATAGAAGGAATGAAAAATGCTGGGCTATTAGCACTTGCGTTTGTAGCCCTCATTGTTGCGGGTGTCCTGTTTGCGGGGTCTCGGGAACGCTTTGGGGTCCCGGAGTTTCTAGATCGGTCGTCTGAGAAGGCTCAGGCCCGAGGAGAAGTTTCATCGTACGACCAGACGACAACGCATTTTCGGGCGCCGGATTCACACAAGCCTCCGAAGGGGGAGCGGATTGGGGTTCGGGTAGGGCAGTGGGAGGGATATAATGCTCAATTTTAGACGGATCGGCACGACACACCATGACCATCTCCCAGAAATCACGGAATTCTTGGATATGATCCGATAGCCAACGGGGATCACGAGGAACATTGTCAATACGGATATTGCCTAGGTACCACCAGACTACCCTGTGCTCGTCCCCCTCGATCTTCGCCTTCCATTCGTCTGCGTCCTCCTCTTTCTGCTTGTATACGATCTTACCATCGTCATAGACGACCAGGACACCCTTATACGGCGAATCGCTGGCATTCCATTCCGTGCGACCACACGTCTTGAACTGCATCTCCACATAATCGCACTCGTCGATATTACAACATTCCATCTGCATCTGCATCTGGTGATAGTATCCGTCGGGGATCGGGGACTCCTGCGTGAACTTACGGGAGATCGGGCACTTGAATTCCACGAGCTTCCCCCAACGTGGATCCATCTTGTCCCGGGTCAGCACGATACCGTCAGGGGACGCACCCAGGAATTTGTGGATAGGGTGGACGACGCAGGTCGTATCCACGATCTCGGCGCCGCCCTGGATATCCCCGTAAATCTCCTTGGCGATGGGCTCGAACTGGGTTCCCCACAAACACGCAGTAATTGGACCCCCGTCATTCGTCTTGGGTCCGTCGAGCTTTCGCATGAGGAGTTCTTTGCGTGCGGACGGAGATGCGGTCTTGAAGGCTTTGGTGATTTCTGATGCTGTCATCATTTCCGAACGGCGGAGGTGCCAGCTGTCAGAGCGCTGGTCGGCAACCCCGTAGTCCCGCAGGACTTTAAAGATGGAGCGGCGGCGGGTCCACACTTTACCCAGGTCGGTAGCCAGAAGTCGATATACCTGTGCTTTATAGTTCCGGTAGTCATATCCACGATCCCGGCAGATTTTCTTGATTCGGTGGGTGAGGTGGGTGCAGGCATCTAGTGGAAGTTCAAATACTTCCATTAGTGTATCTAATTCGTTCTGCGAAAAGGTATTCGTTTTAGTGGTTAGTGGTTTACAGAAATCCTAGGACACTAACACAATGACGACTACCACCACTACGGAAATTTCCACACAGGAGGATTGGGTCCTTCATCGCCTCGAAACTCTGTATACTCCCGAACGCCTAGACCTCCTCCGCAACATCCTGGAGAACAAGACCAATATCTCCCTCCGAATTCTAGACTGGTTTGTCACGAACTATTCCAAGATGAACAATGTATCCTACATCTCCAAGGCTGGCAAACACGTGATCGTCTACCTTGCCTACAAATCCCATCTCAAGGCTTACAGCAAAAAGATGTTCGACCCCTTCTGTCGCTGGACCCGTGTGAATTTCCACGGAGTGTCCACCACTGTCGGGCAGCTGAACTTCTTTGCGTGGGCAATGGAAGATGATGTCATTGACTACCTCTTTGCGCACCACGACGATATCCATGCAGATATGGAGACACGCATGTCGACGGGGGAGAAGAAGACCGAACATACTCGCAAGAAGCGCCACGAACTCTCGCATTCGGCCACCAAGTCGCTGAAGAAGCATGACGTAAAAATCACAGTTTCCTTTGAGTAGTAAAGTAAATAGATGAGGATCTGGTACAAGGATCCAGTGTACATAGTGATACATGTGTTCTCGGGAGTATTGGCATACTTTATTCCCGTGATCATTCCCCTCGTGGTCTTTTACCACGGGCTCCAGTATATGATGGATGTTCGCTTCTTTGGATTCCAAGGAGAGATCCGGTCCGGCAATTCATTTGAACACACGCTCCTAAAACTCCTTGAAGTCCTTGCGGGATATTTGATGATAAAACTTGTTATGAAACCATAATCTAGAATGCTCTCACGCAAACGTGATATTCTCTACCCTGTCAATACGGAAATCACCAATTTTGATTTGGGGACTGATGTGGAGGAATACGATTACGACGGAAAACTAGTCTTTCGGGGAAATCTGGATCCCGATTATTCGGACAGCGAGTTTCAAGTCTACTGGCTTTACGACGAGAACCAGCGTGTCGGCCTTGCCGAACATCATGGGGATACACAGACCGCATACTGGTTCCGTGAGACTGTGTTTTCCACCCTTCTTCAAGAAGATTGGGAGTCCAGGGATAGAACTGTATGGTCTATGATGTCCGAGCCCGCTTATGAAGACTGTATGCGATACGGCTGGACTACCGTGGAATCACTGCAGGGACGGACATCTATGTCCATCATACGCCCCTGCGATCTCGTGGAGTATATTGTCCCTACAACCATCTGCCTCACATGCAATACGAACGATAAATTGCCTGGGTGCCTACATGAAAAAAGGACACCGAGATTCGATATCTTTTTTACATTATTTGTTGATGATGATGGTGTGCTCTACGCACCGCCAGGAGACACTCAAGCGTTCGCAACCTTGCGGCGGCGAGCGGGAGCCGGAGCGGCAGACACGGGGGCAGGAGCAGGAGCAGGAGCCGCAGCACTGGCCGTCGGCGTAGGCGCCTCCTCCGTCTCCTCAGCCTCCGCATCCTCGTCCTCCTCCTCGTCGAACGCAGCCTTGGCACCGCCAACGACAGGAACAGGGACATCCTCGGAATCGTCCACGTCCTCCTTGAACATATCACGAGCCGTCTGACGCTTGCGCTTGCTCACCTGAACATACGTCGGCTTCCACGTCAGACCGAAGCCCTGGCCGATGACGTAGATGCTGCCCTGTGCCACGATCTTGGCGGCACAGCCCTTCGGGAAGGCCTCCTGGAGCCCGCTGGGCTGTAGAGGGATATCCACGCCGTCCTCGCCGATCACCTCCATCGACACCTTGCCGTCGTAGACCGGCAGCTTGAAGCGCAGCGACGGAGGGTACTTGCCGTTCGGGACCCAGCCATCGTTCGTCTTGTCGACCGACACACTGAGGAACTTGTTGAACGAATCACGGATCGACTCCTCGCCACGCTTCTTGCCGAACCACGACGCCGAGTTCGCTACAGCCGCCTGGATCACGGCCTCCTGGAACTCCTTCAGGAAATTGTAGGCCTTGGACACATCGTCCGTGCCCGTCGCACGCTCACGACCATACGGGTCGCAACCCTGGAGCGACGCCGACATGGTGTAAGACATCGTCGCCGAGCCATCCTTGTTCTCGTTCTCCTTCACGAGACAACCGCCTGGGAACCCAAACTGCGGGAAACGGAATTGGACATTCTGATTGAGATACTTGAATGAGATAGACTTACCACCCTGCTTGTTGGGGCGGGCCTCAGAGAACTGAATATCGGATGCGGAAATCTTGTTGACGCTAACTACTGCGGGGGCTGCCATTTGTGTTGTGCTATTCTATTCCCTGATCCACCCCTGATCCGTTTTTACCTCATGGAATTGGTCTGTATGCGTATACACGGAGTTTGTCTCGTTCTACGAGAGACGTGCAAGTGATTTGCCCCGCATGGTCAATTTCGTAGCGGGGATCTCCTCCAACGTTATCGCACGTGTATTCTGGGGGCAGACGGCATGGCTCGTAGATATCATTGATCCAGTCGTCGCAATACCAGTTTCGTATTTCTTCGGGGAAGTAGTGTCCAAAAATATCAAGGTGTGTACGGTGAACAAACGACTGCGTGAGAATCCTGGTGTTCCCGTGTAGATTCCGTGGTCCCGTCATTCCAATATTCTTTCGTTCAGAAAGTGCAGATATCGATGCCCCGATCCATCCAGGAATAGTAAATAGTATATCATCTCCACACTGATAGAAATAATCAGCCCCGTCATCGTATGCCATCTTCGCCAAGATGTTCCACATCCGAGTCACGTGTCCCTTCTCCACAAATAGAGGGACAAAGACGATCGGGCACAGTTCCTGGAACCCAGTTTGAATGACAGACCTCACGTAAAAAGGATCGTCATGGTCGTGACCTAGATAGATGGTATACGTATGCTCAGAGTCTGCCGTTTTCTTCAGAGACAGTATCGTTTCGTAAAGATACGATTGGGTGATGAACCTCCATCCCCGCCCGCTAGATGTAGAAGGAATCAGTATTGCTACCTTCATTTGTATTTTCATGTCGCCAAGTTGTAAATATATACGAATGAGCTGCTTGGCATGTAAAAACAAATCATCCTTAGACCGATGTGAAAAGAAAGCCTTATCCACTCCAGCTGGAGGAAGTTTCCTTTACTGCGGGACACACATGCGCTCTAAGAAGATCAAACAGTGGATCACAAAACATCCTGGGGTGCTCCAGCGAGTTATTCGGGTGCAGGCTCTTATGCGAGGAATACTGGCTAGGGTCCCCATCCGTCTAGCAGGTGTCGGTGTTCTCAAACGGTCACTCTGCCACAACGACGACGAGATCGTTACCCTAGAAGGAAAATCCGAGGTGCATCCCCATGACTACTTTTCAATTGAAGAGGGTGGGAAAGTATACTGGTTTGACCAGCGGTCCATGATTCAGTGGTCGCAGAAAGAACTGGATATACGCAATCCGTATACCCGCACAATCCTATCGAAAGAAGACACTCGTCGTCTTCGCAAGATCTGGACCTTCCGTCAAAAGAACGGGATGCAACTGTATCATCCTGGTCAGCAATCATCTTTATCGCTCATTGAACGCCGGGATAATCGGTGGCTGCGTATTGCTCAAATTGTTCGTGAGATCGGATACGATCTTCATCATGAACACTTCATTTCGCTGGAGATCCCTCAACTCGCAGTGTTTATCAACGGGCTTACGGAAGATACCCGATGGATGTATTTCGAAAGCCATGATCCAAATCTTCATAGGTATCACACGTGGCTCAAGCATATCCGCAATGTCGTATACACGTATGGGTCTACGACGCAACTGAGTTATGATGTAGCCGGGCTTCTTCTGGCAATCATGTATGAGATTCGAGATCTAGACGATTTCGTGTTCCTAGTCTACGGTTCTTATCACCGGGCAAATGATATGGTGTTTATTGAAGGATAACATGGTGGACGTTGCGGCTGTCCATGAAGGCTTTGATGGCTTCTAGATCTTCTGGCTTAATCTCAATCAGGGTAGGTCCAGATGTCTTTGTTTCGTCTTTAGCTACAATCACCCCTGTATCAACAGTCACGATCTCCTTCTTCTCGGGTTCGGGTTCGGGCGGGGGCGACAGGTCCTCCTCCTTCTCTTCTGCGATCGGTTCGGGAGCTATTGCTCGGCGAACCGGGGGAGCGATATCAATCTTTCGGGAAGAAGCAGGAGGCTGCGGAGACGTCTCTGTCTCAATATGGGGAACCGTTGCCGACGGAGCGATACCAACAAGCTCATGTAGTTCCTTAGGAACAACCTTATCCTTGATACTCTGGGGGACCATATCGCTTAGGCTCTTCACGCTATCTGGGATCTGTATGTCTTTGAGCATGCTCTTGGGATCGTTGACCATTGCGGTCACTGATCCGAGTGGGTCACGCTTGAAATTATCGATTGTTTTTTGAGGAATCATGCGACGAAGCCGTTGTAGCGAGCCAGCAGGGAGATACCGGCCGGCTGCTAGAGCGACTGCTACAATGATGAGGGCTAACGTTGCTCCGATGAGGGCATTGGTGGTTGTCATGTTGGTAGCCTGGCCATCTACCACGATGATAGAGAGGGTGGCGTTCTGCGTAGGGCTGTATGTAGGAGTTACAGTAGGGAACGCAGTTGTATAAAACTGCGGGGTAGAGGTGGCTGACATTGCTGTGCTTATATTATTCACCTGCTGGAAACTTTGAGGGATACTGGATGAACTCACGCTGACGCTGACGCTAATACTTGATGATCCGGACACCGTAACGCTAACGCTTGATGACAGAGAGGACGTCCCTGACAAACTCTGGGATACCGAGGTTGATGGTGTCACGCTAGAACTAGGACTTGGGCTTTCGGATACAGAAGGCGTCACGCTAGAACTAGGACTCGTGCTCTCTGATACAGAAGGCGTCACGCTAGAACTAGAGCTCGAGGAGGTAGTCGTACTTATACTCATGCTCTCTGAGACTGCAGTTGTCTGTGAACCGCTCGTGCTTGAACTTGAAGAGCTGGTAGCAGATACACTTGTACTCTCGGATACAGCGGCTGACGGCGAACCACTGGAGCTCGAAGAGGTGATAGAAGTTATACTCGTACTCTCGGATACAGCGGTTGACGGTGAACCACTGGAGCTCGAAGAGGTGATAGAAGATATACTCGTACTCTCGGATACAGCGGTTGACGGTGAACCACTGGAGCTCGAAGAGGTGGTAGAAGATATACTAGAGCTGTAAGACCAAGATAGAGACTCCGATGGTGAGCTAGATATTACAAAACCAGGAGATACAGATACAGATTGGGACTCAGTGTGAGACGAAGATGCAGTTACCGAAGTAACCGAAGGAGCTCGAGAAGCACTCATACTCCTGGAAGTGGTTCGTGAATCAGTTGCTTCGGTTGACGGACTGCGTGACGTACTCCGGCTGCCACTTTCAGACCTAGAACTCGTTCGGCTCGTTGATTCGCTGGCGGATACGCTCCGACTTCCACTTACGGATCTAGTAATTGTTCGGTCTATTGATTCGCTGGCCGATACACTCCTGAATACAGAGGTAGACGCAGTCTCCGAAGCCGTCAAACTTGGCGACACCGGAGATTTTGTGAGAGATGGGGTTGGTGTGGGAGATGGAATGATAACGGTATACGACATGAAAAACACGGATCCTGCTCCAAGATTGATCATGTTGGCACCGATCTGTGATCCGCCAGAATTCCAAAAGGTTGCTTCCCATATACCCGTTTGTTCTGTGGTTCCCACTGCCGTCCCTGAGAAGTCCATGTAGTACCATTTGTTGGCATTGCCACACGAGGGTCGACCGCACGGGGAATTGTACCACGAGTATCCCGCCGCCGCTACTTGAACGGCTAGATCGCATCCTGACCCACAGCACTGGACAGCGGACGACGTTGAGAGACGAGGAGTGGCAGTACTCCCATGGAGTTGAATAAAAGGTGGAAGTGAGTTGGTTCCGTAAATTGCGAATGCGATCTGCTTGACTTTCAGACCTGTAGCACCGGGTGGAAGGGACTGGCTAAGACCCACATTCAGCGCACCCGAGTCTGAGCCACATCCGAGACCGGATGCCGAGAACCCATTCCAATCGTACCCGGGTGTCTGTCCGGTCACAAACGAGACCGATGCTAACAGCAACCAGCGCAGCATTACGGTTTGTTTTAAAACAATATTTTAACGAACTCACACTTAAAAACTTTTCAACCTTTTTGCACAAAACGAAACTTTCAAAAATCCAAGGAGGGTCGTCTGGCCAAGAAGTTGTGCAAGAAGGTTTGAAAGTCCAAATTCAAAAGTCTGTTTTTCTACCCCCCCCCCCTAGATAGACTTTTAAGGTTTCAAGGGTTTCTGCAACTTTTCGGCCAGGAAAAAAAAGCGCATTAAATACCCCTTTTCGCAACAAATGACCAGTTATGTCTAGAACGATTTCGTTCTACGCATAGCAGTTTAGGTAAGGCAGTGAACACACAAATTTTCACTAATTTTTCAACCCTCAAAATTGGAAAGGGTCAGGGCGACCACCCCCACACTCTTGTGCGAGAAAGATTTTCTCATATTTTCATCTCCATACCTATTTACGCCGTCCGGCAGGAGTATATACATAACCGCGTTAGAAATGTCCGCAAAGCCGTCTTCCTCTATTGTAAACATGAGCGACGCC